AGTGTAGCCATCAACATCTAACTTGTAGCCTAAGTCTCTAACTGACTCCCCACGCGCTTCAACAAACACTACACTGTTGTTAACAATAATAGGTGGGACTTCTGAGGACCCGGTATATTCTTCGATAGTTACATTGAAAGTTAATGGTGATACCACTCCTGAATCATCACCCACACCAATCCATTCACCACCTGAAGTTAATATAATTAAATCATCCAGGGGCACCAGGTGTCTTATTTCATTAACCTGGCGGCATACAAGTCTATAGGTTATGGCGTCATCTTCTCTTAAAGGTAACGACGTATTAAAATTTGGAAAGTCTCCAATGACAGATAAAAATATATTCTGTGGATTATTGTTTGTTTGTGCGTACATCTGACGCTGCTTGTAATAAGCAGTTGTCGCCGGAAATTCATCGGTAGTATTAAATACTGTTTTGTTTTGTGGTGGCGAAATATCCGAATCCGGAGTGATACCATCATCCTTAAAAGTTAAAGCATCAGCTGATCCTAGAAATTGAAAAAGTCCACCTTTCTTTTGATAAACATTGTAGCTTGCAGCACCGGTTACCGCCGCCCAGGTAATAGTATTAAAAGCAGCAGTGGTGAGTACAGTAGCATTGGTAGCGCTGTTTGATGTTCCGGCAACTGATTCAGCCGCAGTATTTTCATCAACAGCTGTTACTGTATATTCCCATGTGGCAGATCCTGACCCTGTTGCTGTTGCTGATATACTGCCTGGCGCTGCCGTTGTCGCGCCAAAGGTAATAGCAGTTAATGTCCAGGCAGTGTGCCCGGTTCGTGTTAAATTCCTTGGTGCATGAGAAGTATGACAAATTGTCATAGTGTCAGCTGACTGCGTAAATTTAAGATTAGATATATCAGCCGTAGGGTATGGTGTTGTTATCTGAAAAATTCTATTACACACACCGCCGCTGGTGTAAGCACCGAAACCAGTACCATCGGTCCCGGATAATTCAAAAGTATTAGTTGTCTTATTAGCGACCGTGAAGCGTCCCCCGTTGAGATTTGTCATTCCAACTACGCTCGTTATATAAATTTCATCACCGTTACTATAACCATGAGAACTGGAAGTAATGACTACCGGATTAGCCTGGGTGGCCGCAGTTATTACTTTATCACTTTCAGTAATTTGTGCGCCGTCTTTAATAAAGCGCATATATAAATTTCCAACTTCAATTACATAAGTTTGTTCAGTATTAAACTCGAATGGTATTAATCTTGTTACTGCACTTGAATCTTTTACTTCGGCAACAAACTCAAAGCCAGGGCGATTACTTACACCACCATGTGTATGCACAAAGAAATTTTCAAGTTTAGTAGCACCAGCATCAAACTTTGCCAGTTCTAAGCGTCGGTGTAGTGAGGGGTCTAATTCACCAGATGTAAACGCCGATTGAGTCAGCTCTGGCATTCTTAAATCCTTGTTCTGGTCCAGTCAGCATCGACATGTGGATCAATATGTTGATTATAACTATCAGCTGACATGGCTTGGGTCATTGACTCCATCTGTTTACGTTGTGCGTAATCAGTTAGTTCCGGGTTACCGGTAAGTGGTAATACAATTGCCTGGGCTAACTTCCAGGAAACCGCCCATGCAAAAGATTCAGGATAAATTGCTTCATTATCAATGAATGCGGTGTATTGAAGTTGAGCTTCTTTCTGGTCAGTTAATATTCTTTTTCCGTCGTCATTCTCAGTCAACATCACTTCATAAGGTACGGGATAGGGTTTATAAAATAAACTCTCCGATTCAGGATAAAATCCCTCACCAGCAAGAATAGGGCGTTGTACTAATTTAGGGGTAACGACTTGTCGTATTTGCACACAGTCTGTCGGGTAGGCGTATTGAAAACCCCAGTTAACAGGTGGGTCCCCGGACAATAGAGATAGTGTTAATATCTTATTAGCAAAGCGCCAATCGTGTACCTCCAGTAATTGCTTCCGGCAAGTATCATAGAACTTATTACAGTAATGCTTTTCGCTAGTATCAATCGTCGTGGTGGACTGAATGTCAGAGGTACCAAGCAGATGACCTACTGCCATGTTCCATATGCCAGCTTTAGACGCCATATTTCATCATCCTTAAAATTCCCCAGGTTGCCCTGGGGAGTTATCAGTTAAGAAAATCATCATCGAAAGATTCCTCTTTCTTTGGTGTTTGTTCAGGGTCCGGGATAATTTTCATCCAGGACCCCAAACAACTTTCATCAGGTATTTCAAACACAGAACCTACATCATGTAGGGTGTATCCGAAATACCCTTTTTTTGTTGCTTCAACCTTAATACTCATTTACACAATATTCTGTTGTGCTATAGGAGTAATAAAGGCGCTAAAAGCACCAGCAGTTAAAGGACCAGTTGCCACTGTGAAATTCAATCCCACGAACTGTTTACAGCCGCGTGGAAGTTGAATACGCCAGGGTTGAGCACCAACAGTTAAAGCTGCCTTACCGATAGCGTTGGTACGAGCCAACATAGTACCGGAGGTAACTACAGCTGTGGTATGTGTCCATAGTTCAATAACTACGGTAGCAGCACCTGAAGCGGTTGCTGCTGTGTCTACCTGAACAACCAGCTCCATGTGATCAGACGCTCCGCGATCACCAATATTTGGATCACCAAAATCAGCGATATTAGTGCTAAGAGCAGTCGTTGTCACAGCCTGGCTATCAGATAATTCAGTAAGTTTATCTATATACATATCATCATCCTCCCAGATTAAGTCACATGTGCTTCGGTTAAAAGTAGAGCATCCGTGCGTTTTACAGGAATGCCATCGAATGTCATGATTTTTTTACCAGCCACTTCATCCATTGAAATACGGACGTTGTTACTGTTTAAAACCTGACGACGTAAAATAGACTTAACAGTCTGGTTGCAGTAGAAAACAGGGCGTCCTAATCCCAGGTTACGAGGTATCTCGATAGCCTGAATCATAAGATCAACAATGTCTGCTCCCGCTGATGCGTCTTTCGTTAAGTCTGATACATCAATGTTGGCAATACGAACAGCATAACGCCAGTCGCGTACAGAGATACCGCAATCCCACTTATAGTGAGTACGATAACCCTCGTACAAGCCATTTGATGAATCGATTAAAGTCTCACGACCTAAATCTTCCATGTTAAGACCACCCTTGCTTCCTTTCGGATAAATTCCCTGGACCGTATTCGGACCCCAGACAATTAACCAAATTGAGCAGTTATCACTACCGGAACCAGCGCCGTCGAGAATATTCTCGCCGTTAGCTGCGGTAGTGTCGGCATAGCGTGGAGCCAATCCCATAAATTCTTCCGGGGCAGTTGAACTGTCACCGTAGAATAGAGTTGACTGCATTTCTTGATTCATAGCTTCAATGAATGCGCGGTCCTCAGACAGACGGAACGCAGCGGTGTTGCCATTTAGATCGGCTAACGCCTTATCCACTTCAGCGTATGCTTCCAACATACCAACAGATTCGGTGACCTGTGTGGTTGTTGACTTAGATGGTTGAACACCAAAGTTCAATTTACGCCAGGTAACACTGGGCAAACCAGAACGAATGGTAGTTCTATGACCTGTAGGGAGGTTACCCTCAACCCACTGCATATCATCTAAGACTTCATTGGTTTCGTTTAATAATTCAACTACAGCTGATATCTTTCCATCACCATCTAATCGTGACGCGACATCGGCTAAAGTCGAAGTATTACTTCCAATTGTAGCCATATACCTTTCTCCTTATTTAAAGGTTATTTAGTTTGTCTTTGTCGGGTACAACACTTCTTCTAAAGTTTGTTGTCCACGCCCAGCCGATTTACTGGTCACGACTCCGTCCTCATCTAGTGCGTCCCCAACACGTTTCAAAAATCGCACCATCTCTGGGTGATTCCCGTAACGTGTGGTGTTCAGCATTTCTTTAAAAGCATCCGTGCCGAACTTTTCTGTGGCCCTGGCGACGTTCTTGAGTTTTGCATCTCTGTCATCACCGCCGAGCTCAGAATCTTCATTGATGGTTGACATCCAACCATCTTCCATTTCAATTAAATTTTTCGTTTGTACTTCTGCTGCATCTTTTACAATTTCAGCATAAAGGTCTGATACTCTTTGCAGACCATCCTGTGACAAATTTAATTCTTCTGCCACCGGAGCAAATTTGTCTAATGCGTTTTTGTCGAGATCCACTCCTTCAGGAGCTTTAAGGGCTGAAAGATCGTAGCCATCCTCTGGCTTACCGAACATCTCAACTGCATCATCGACCTTTGGAGGCTTTGTTTTATCCTCACTATTAGACTCATCAGACTTATCGCTATCTTTAGAATCAATATCGCTGTCATCAACAGCGCTAACATCAGCATCGCCCACAGTATCTGGAACGGGGCTCTTATCAAACATAATTTTTTCTGCGGGTTGTTTAGCCTCATCAGACTCTACCTCCGCAGCTGTTTCTTCTTCTGCCATTTTTTACACTCCTTGCATCGACATGTGTGACCATTGTTGCAATTTTTAAATTAATATTTTTTACTGCTACCTTTTTTAGAAACTTTTTGCCCGGTTTTTTTAGCGTAGGACTTAGCCGCCGTTTTACCTTTTTTAGTATAACTAAAACTTTTATTTCCCACTTTTGGCATCTGTATCATCCTCATTAAATTCAATCAACAATCTAGCATACGCTGTTTTATCAGCAGTCACTAATTCAGAGAGCATACGCTGACCAGCAGCTTGTATACCCAAGCGGAAATATGTTTCCGAATTTCCGGTAAAACAGTTCTGATATAGCCCAGCCTCACTAAGCCACCGCCACATTAATCTGCGGCCCCAGGGCTCAGTCATTAGCTTTTTATAATCAGCGTTAA